TGATCCTACTGCTTTATGCGTAGCATCATATGTACTCTCTGGGATCTTCCAGGAGTATGCCGATTCTTATAGTTATATAAGTATCGGTCTAGTTTGAAATTGGGCACAACACGGTCATCCATCGTGTGTCTCGAAGGAAGTGCATTGAGTATTGCCTCAACTTCCCCTACATCAAAGCGTTCATTGTGCTTGAGACTGTTCAGAGCATTGCTGACATGTCTTGCACTTGGCGATGTGGGTAACGATAAAAGTAAAGTATTTTCATCATACAATTTAACAATTTCGTTAGATTTATTTCGGATTTTCCTAGCTACTTGGTTAGGCCCTTTTCTGGATTCTTTAATGAACTTATAGTTCGTCACGCTAGATGCTGCCATGTGAACACCTGATATGAGTAGATAAGTTAAAAACTCATCCGTTTTCACGTGAGGTCCCTTAGGCACTTTCTTGACTTTAGAATGGAATTGGTCAAAATCTTTATACACTTGTACAGCTGCTCTCTTAATATGGGGCGCCATGCGTCTAGTATCCCAGATCCAACCATAAGGTCTCTGTTGATCTGTAAAGCCACGCAGTATAGCAATTTTCCTTTGTTTGCTCGTTAGCTTGCCCTTGAATCCAAGACCGCCATTTTCAATATGGCCACAGAATGGTATCTGGTTACGCGAAAACGTGAGCGCAACCCGATGTTGCGAGCGCGCCCATTTGTCCTTAATTCTTGATGCTTGCCAAGGAGGCATTAAGTGAGATGCCTGTGCATGTTGTGATAAGATTTGTTCCCAGTTCTTCCCTGTTCCAGAAGCCCCAGTAACGATTGATAATTTTGAAGCGCGAATCCAATTGACGTGCTCTCCGAATAATTTATAGATCTTTCCGCAAAACGTGAATCCATAGTCTGAAATATGAGTTTTGCTCTTGTTCAATGTAAAACCGACATTATTGCACCTCTGAACATAGAGGTCCCAGTCTTTACCAGTTGCAAAGGTAGCCATATCGTCTCCATACACTACAGTGCGTCTTATTCCATGAAGAGACATGGCCTCGACACAGTATAAGTGTACTAAGCAGAGTATAGCGAAGCTAAGTGGCAATCCCAATAGTGTTCCATTTATGTTTTGTCCGAG